AAGGTCAGGTCAACCGTATCATCATACTGACGACGATATACCATTCTCTCACGAACACCCGTGAAATCACCAACCACTTCATGAGTCGAAAGACTTGTTCCAGGAAGACTAGCACTACTGCAAAGCAATTCAATGTTCTCACCTTCAGTCGAATAATTAAACCCATTAGCATTGAGATGGGTTAGTACTGCAGAGGGTGGAGCTACTTTAATTTGATAGACAGAGGTCTGTGCAAGTTGAAGAATCTTACTCTTCAACGAAGACATCTTAAAAGGCCCGATAGCCATCTATAAATACACTTGATTACTATATCTATGTAGGTGAGTTTTGGGGGAGAGTATCAAATCTAGGTACAAACCTTCTCATCCTGAGAAGTATATCGGTGATCCTAATAATATTATCTGCCGTTCATCATGGGAACGACACTTCTGTCATTGGTGTGACAAGAATGAGAATGTTTTGAAGTGGGCATCGGAAGAGATCAGTATCCCATACTACTTTGATGGTAAGGTCAGACGATACTTCCCCGACTATCTTATTGAGTTTCGTGATACGAGTGGCAAAATTAAGAAACAACTGATTGAAGTCAAACCAAAGAAACAAACACAACCACCAAAACCACCGGCTCGTGTAACCAAATCGTTTCTTTATGAGGCAGCAATGTATGAAAAGAACATCGCTAAGTGGAAAGCTGCTACCGAGTTCTGTTTGGATAATATGATTGAGTTCAGAATCATCACCGAAGATGAGTTAGGTATCAAACAGTATGATAGTAGACGCACTGGATCTAGAGGAGTACAACGGAGAAGACAGTCGAATAAACGACCTCGTCGATGACATTAGAATCCTGAAGGACTCTGATGAGATGATGGAAGCTATCCTGTCTCTCTTGACTGACACAGTCTCTGCTGTACCACAGGTCGGTGCATACTACACCTTCATCTACTCACCAAAGACACCAAGAATTAAATACGATAGGAACCCACTGATTGCCTGTGTCGAACTATACCAATGGGGATTCAAAGGAATCAACTACCACTGGGGTGACTATCGTAACTACACCTGGGAGGAGATGGTCACCAACCCTTACCTTGTTTATCCCTCAGAGTTGGAAGATCTTAGAAGTATTCCATATCAAAACTATCAGATAAATAAATCATAAGGCACCCACCATGGCAGTCAAAAAGGAAAATAAAATCTGGAGCAACATGAATGTTGTGGAGGAAATTGACACCGAAACAGGAGTCATTACCATTAAATCCAGACCAACAAAAGACAATCCCGATGGGATTAAGTTGGCGTCTAGTGGTGCCGATGGAACATGGACTTTAAATAACGAGACAGAGTTTAGGAATTTACTTAATAACGCAAGAAGATCGAAAGGAAAAAAGCCTCTTACTGAGAGTGAGTTTAATATACAATTTAATAAAAGTGCTATTCCAGAATTCAATAAAGATCGTGCTGATATTCTGAATAACAGATCAAATTATGCTTCTCAAGAAGAATTTGAGAGATCGGTTAAATCATTCGTAGATGCAGGAACACCTAACATCATAGACACAAAGTCTGGAGAGGCCACCAATTCAAATGGAGAACAAATAAGTGTTGACGAAGCTAAAGAAAGAGCATTACTTGAATCCATCGTAAGATCTTTTAATCCTATCTACTTAACTGAAAAACCGTTATCGTCAGGAGCTGCAAATTTAAGATATCCATTAGACCAAATTCCTGATCTTGGATATGACTTTGTGACATTCACCGCCTATGAATACATAGCTGGAGATCTCATCACAAGTACAGGTGATGAAAGACTTGGTAATTCTGTAGTTAAGATCAGTCTACCCATTCTCCCCAATATTGAGGAGTCAAATGGTGTTGATTGGGGTAAGGACAAGATGAATATCATCCAAGCTAAGGCTGCTGAGATTGCAACGAGATCAATCGGTGGTGAAGATGTGGGTGATGCTTTGTCGAATCTCTTGAGTGGTACAGCTCAAGGTGTCAAAGATATCTTTGGCCAAAGTGGAATAAAAGAAGCTATCATCGCACACTTTGCAGGTCAGGCAGTTGGAGCAAACGTCCTTGGTAGACAGAGTGGTGCTGTTCTGAACCCCAACCTTGAGTTGTTGTTTTCAGGACCTCAACTGAGAACGTTCAACTTCAATTTCAAATTTAGACCTAGATTTAAGGAAGAGAATGAAGAGATCAGGAGGATTATCAAAGCGTTTAAGAGAAATATGCATCCTCAAAGATCACAAGGTGAGGTGTTCTTGAAGACACCTAATGTCTTCAAGATTAAATACTATCACGATGGTGTACCACACCCATACTTGAATGAGATTAAAACTTGTGCATTGATTAATTTCAAGGTCAACTATACACCAGACAATAACTATATGACATATCAGGATGGTGGTTTGACAGGTTACGATGTCACTATGTCATTCAGTGAACTCGTTCCTATCTACGCTGATGAGATCACAGGTGATGGTGCTTACGGAATAGACAATAATCAAGGAGGTATGAGTTTCTGATGAAAAAACAATACTTTACAAACGTTCCTAACTTTGATTACGTCAGTCGTCTACCTAACTCAAAGTACATCAATGATTATGTTCAGACAAAGAACCTCTTTAGAAGAGTCAAGATGTCTGAGGAGATCTTTGGTGATCTGACCTTCTTTAACAAGGTTATGATCAAAGATAATGAAAGACCAGATATAATTGCACACAGAATTTATGGTAGTGCCAATCTTGACTGGTTGGTGTTGTTGTCAAATAATATCATTAACTATGAGAGTGAGTGGCCTATGGACTCAACATCATTCAACAATTATATCTTAAGTAAGTATGGTAGTTATGATGCCATGTTTAATGTTCATCATTATGAAACCGTTGAGATCAAAGACGGGAACGGTATCACTATCCTACAAAAAGGTTTGATTGTCCCTCAAGACTTCAGTTTTACCTACACTGATTCATCTACAGGGTCTGAAGTTGTTGCAACTAACTTCGCTGTTGGTATAACTAATCAGGAGTATGAAAATAAGATTGAAGAGGAAAAACAGAAAATCTTTCTTTTGAAACCACAGTACATCACACTTATTGAAGATGAGATTCGTGACCTGATGCCATACAAAGAAGGTTCAACTCAGTACGTTGGTAAGTCACTGGTCAGGGGTGACAACATCAGATTGTATTCTTAAAATCTAATAGGGCAAAAAAATACCCAGGAATTTTTTCCTGGGTGATATGAAATCTATCGCGACTTTTCGTTTCAGCTGTCAGCCAACTTCGCGAAGTAGCTCATTGGATCGTCCTCGTCATCTCCACTGTCAGAAGAACTGACACTAGGAGCTGGTGCTTTGGATGATTGATAAGAGGCTTCAAGTTTTTCCATGACCTCTTCTTCGGTAACTCGCTTCTGCTCTGTTGCTGCGTAGTTATCATACTGCTCTTCCTCCTCTACGGTTTGACGACGACTGGACTGTGGCTTAGTGCCAAGAACATAATCAAGACGCTTCTTCAGTTCTTCATAAGTTTTGAACTGATCGGGTGCCGTGATGGCAGCCAGGGAGTATTCTTTTCTCCAGACAGCTTCAAGTGCATCGTCATCATCCAGAAGGGGAGACACACGATCAAACTCTGAACTGTCGTAGTTCCAGTAACCTGCAACCTTCTTGAGTTTCAGTTTGAAGTTTGCTCCTTGCCAGAAATCAAAAGGATTGATGGCAGTTTCGTCTTCAAACTCAGGTTGCATGGCTTCCATGATCTTATCAAAGATCTTCTTACCAAACTTGTAGAGGAACACACCACCTTCGTTCTGAGGGTTGGCTGGATCCTTGACCACATAGATGTTGGCGTAGAAAGAAAGCTTACGTTTCTGTTTACGAACAGTCTCTTTGTCTGCATCGTGACCACTGTTCCACAGTTCACGGTTGAGTTCACCCAGAGGATCCTTCTGTCCGATTGTGGTCAGTGAGTTCTCAATGTACCACCCACCAGTTCCCTGGAAGGCGTGTGAGAACATCTTTGCCCAGGGAAGGTCTTCACCTTCTGGTGCAGGGAGGAATCGAATGACAGCGTAACCGTTGCCAGACTTGTCCATTGTAGGTTTCCAGAGGCGGTCATCTTGACCTTGTCCTCCACCACCGTTCTGTTTCTCAACTTCCTTGACTAGTTTGGCAGTCAAACTACCAAGAGAAGATTGCTTTTTAAGGTCTCCAAAACCCATTGTGTACCTCGTATGTTTGTATTTGGCTTGTGTGACTTAGCTTAGGGATCGTCCAGCCCAGTATTATTCTATTGTTCCCTGATCGACTTTTTCATGTTTGAAATAATCTTTGTCATATTACCAAAGACATAAGAGATGTCAGTGTCAGGAGGGAATCCCAACATCTGTGCCTGTTGGACGATGTTCTTTTTCATCATCTGAGCATCAGGATCATCACTCAAACTCATCCTTGTATAGAGGACTCGTTGTTTATTAAGAAGGTCCTCTAGAAGTTCAACATGAATAAGTTTGTCTTCCTTATTCATCCCAGCAAAACTGTAGATCTTTTCATAGATCTCCTCTTGCAGACGGGAGATCTCTTCCAGTTCCTTCTGTACGAATTCTGACTTGAAAAAACTCATCCGACTACTACTTCCTTTAGGATCTTTTTGTACTTGAACACATCGATATTTAGGAAGGGTCCGTACTTCCTCATCTTCATACTCACTGACTCCCATACAGGATCAGAGAGTGACTTATCGAATCTACTCTTATAGTTTAATATACGATCGATGATAATTAAAGTCTCTAGTGACACCTCTTTACTCAGGTGTTTCTTGAGAAGAAGAGGGTGTCCTTTGGAACAATCAAACACATCATCGATCTTATTGTCACCGAACAATGTATCACACTCCTGTCGAAACAGGTATGACATACTCTGTTGATTCTTTTTCCACTGACTGTAGAGTGTCTCACCTTCACGAACTAGATTACCAATCCAGATCTTACTGTTGTCTTCAGATAATGCATAGTTAGATACAAAGAGTTCTTTGATCTCATTGTCATCATACTTTCGTGAAAGTTTCTCAAACCAGAATCGTTGTTTGTTCTTATAGAAACTCTGCAGACTACATCTCACTTTCCCACAATATTTTTGGTAATCATAACTCTCTGTTGTAAAGTGTCGTGATATACCCAGATAAGTTTTATAAACTTCGTAGTCTGTCACCTTAGGAATCATAACGGGAGTTTAGCATGTGATGTACGCTTGAGAAGATTCATCTCCATGGCCTCGGCCTTGATCTTCTCTTTCAATGGTTTGGAGATCAGTTTAGGAACTGACTCAACGTCAAGGTTGTTCTTCTCACAGAAGTGAATGATGGCATCAACATACCTCATCTCCTTAGAAGTGTGTACCAACTTCTCGATCTCTTCTGCAAACCTTTGAGGGCAGTAGAACTTACTCTCGAAGAGTTCGTTGAGTTTTTGATTCTCGGGACTAAGCATATTGCTGTAGTTTATCTTCAACAAACTCTCTAATATATTCTGAGAGTAAATTGATGTACTTGGACTTGTCTCTTTCTTCATAAACTTTCACTTCACCATCTTCACATGTCATGATAATGACAAACTTCTTAACGATTATACCCTTCATCTCATACAACATACAAGCATAGGCTGCACACTGTACAAAATAGTCTTCAATCCATTCTCTAGGTTTGGCCTTAGCTGATGTCTTGAAGTCAATGATTGCCAACTCACCATCATATTCTGCAATACAATCCACACTACCAGCGATACCAAGAGTGTGTGAAAACATTGACTGTTCCTGACACAAGATGTTATCAATCTTATCCAGTGTAGGAATGGCCTGTTTGAACAAGTAAGTGGAGAGAGGTTGTACCTCTTTGAACTCCTTCTCATTATTCAGGTATTGTTCAATCAGTGTGTGAGCATCAGTGCCACGACTAGTTGACTTACGACGAATACGATTGGCCTCATCCAGACCAACCTTCTCTTCCCACGCCTTGAACTTCAGTCGGTTCCTATAACTGATCACCGATGTAATCGATGGCAACTTAACAAGTTTATCAGTTCCAGGAACCTTGTAGTATCTGACTCCATCAATTGTCTCTCTAGTTAGAGACTCAAACGTTACATTACTATGATTAAACATTAAAGACCCAACTCAAGTTTTGCGATGATGTATTCTTTGACCAGTCCACTTCGACAGATGTCTTCTGCCTGGAACTCAACTGTCTCGAATGATGGCATGTTGTTAATGATATTCATGAAGTCAACAATACCATTCTTCTCAGCTGTCTTGACCAGGTCAGTCTGAGTAGCATCTCCACAGAAGAAGATCTTAGAATTTTCACCTACACGAGTGATGATACTATCAAGTTCGTGAAAGTTCAAGTTCTGAAACTCATCGATAATCAAGATAGCGTTATCGAATGTAGTACCACGGATGAATGATGTAGACCAGAAGGAGATCGTTCCCTGTGCCTTCAGGTTTGCGTACAACATTTCAAAGGAGTTATCATCAGGCATCTCGAACATGTATTTGACCATGTTCTTGTATGGGATCTGATACAAAGAGGACTTGTCCTCATGATCACCAGGAAGGAAACCAATCTCACGGGTCGCCACAAGGGACCTGACGATGTAAATCTTCTCGTAGGGTGACTTAGGATCAAGGACATCCAGAAGAGCGTTGTAGAGGGTGATAAAGGTCTTACCAGTACCCGCACATCCGTAAGCTACCATGTTCTGGTTCTTACCATACTCATTGAAGAACTTCTCTTGGTTCTCTGTCAGTGGTTCGATCTTCTTGATGTAATCAAGATTGATCGGTTTCTTTCGTTTCATCGTCTTTGTGCTCATACCAAAGGGAACTGGGTTGGTACTACCGATACCGGACTTACTCTTTCTAGGCATAAACTCAGATAGGTTTTACGTTTGAACCAGGCATCTTGGATGCCTTGTGAAGAACATCGTTCCATCCTGGGTGAGACTTCTTCAGTCTATCATAAATCTCACCGACTTCACCCACTCCAGGACATGTAGATGGATCACTCCAATCTCTATCCCATTCAGGATTGTCTGCTTTCCATTGGTCCCAATCATGAACAGAACATTCAATCTCTTTCTGTTCACCTGTTTCTTTGTGTTTAACAGGATACTTGGCCATAATATTCTTATTCAGTGTGTATATTTATGTAGTAGTCCAGTCCATCGCTTCTGCAATGGATGGGAACTGTTCCATGAAGATCCTCTTGGCATCATTGGCGATGTCCATGTGTTCCTTCTGAGTTCCGTGTCCAGATCTCAACTCGATGTAGTGCAGCCAACTGCGAACAGATCCTGTCATGTACATCTTGGTGGGTGTACAGAGGGGCAAGACAAAGCGAGCACACTCTTTAGCCACACCATGATCCAACATCTGTTTGTAGAGATTGTTGGCAGAACTGAACAGAGTAATCATCTGTCGGTTCAACTTCTCAACAATCTCAGGATCAAGATCATCGATACTATTCTGACGGTTCTTATCGTCTTGACGACGGAGTTCAGGAAGTTCAATCTCACCTAAGAATGATGTAGGTGCATATCGTTGTGAAAATTCCTGGAATGTGAACGAACGGTGGCGCAGTATCTGAGCCGCGATACCTCTATTGGTTGTGATCTCTAGAGTCATGAACGCCTGTTCAAAGATACTCCAGTGTTGGTTTTTAATACAGTACTTAAGAAGACCAGAGAACTTATCGTTGTTCTGGTTTGCTGGATTGCTCACCCTCGCACAGTATGCGATATGTTGTTCGGCATCAGGTGTGACTGATACCAGTTTACATCCGGGTTTCATTTCTTGTTGTAGGTCCATGTTGGTTTCTTTCCTTTCAGATCACAGTTGTTACAGAAAAATGAATACTTATGTTCAAACGACTTCACAGGTTGGAAGTAGTCTGAGGTTAAAGGATATTCAGTGTTGCACTTACTACACGTTCGTGCCGTCGGTCTTTCTAATTGTTTTGAGTTTCTTGTACTCCTCTTTGACCCTTTGATGAGCCTCTTCAGGAGTGATAGAACCTCCCAGTTCCATTGCACAGATAATCTCCACTTGTATACCGAATGTTCGTAAAGCTCTTTCGTAATTATTTAAATGATACATCAACTAGAATTTGAAAAATAGGTCCTAAAATAAGCGTCGATGCCGTGGTGAATCATATTCCCCTGTGACACCCAAGTATCGACACACTCGTAAATATCCTTTGTGGAGTAAGAGGCTTCGTCAATCTTAGCTCCACCGTATTTATTTAGTAATATTTCGAGACAACGGGCTCTGACTTCCAGTTTCTCATCCGTGTATCTCCAGTCGTGTTCATTCATCGTCTTCAAAGACCTCATCATAATCAGCCAGTGGAGGAAGTGTGGTCTCCGACTTGGTGTATGCATCTACATCAGAATATACCTCAGACTCAAGGGCATCTACCAACAGTCTCAGGTTCCTAACAATCAGTTTGAGTTTCTCTTTTTCCATAAAAAAAGGGGAGGCTAACCTCCCCTAATTATATCACCTGACAAAGTTATGTCAAGTTGTTTGCAAGTACACTATCACTTAGTGTAAGTCTGACCACGATAGCAGAAAGTCCCGTGGGTCTCTTTGTCTGCCTGATGTACTTTACATTCTACACCACGATACTT